GACCGGCTCCAGGAAGATGTTCGCAGTGTTGAGACCGTAGCCCTTGGCGATGCGCTCAAGCCCCGTGCGCACAGTTGCCTCTTGCTGGCCGGCTTGTTTGAACAATCCTTCGGCCTGGCCCTTGAATGCCTTGCGTTGCCCTTCGGTCAGTCGCTCGCCAGCCCTGACTCGGTTGTAGATGTTCTGCACCCGCTCAGGCACGCCTGCGGCATTCTGTGCAGTGGCGAATTCGCCTTCACGCACCACAGATCCAGGGTCCAGCATCTTCATGTAGCCAAAGATCAACGACAGGTCGCCCACGGCGTTGTCCTGCGAAGACAGGACGCGGCCATATGCCGACTTGACCTCTTGATATCCCTTTGTCAGGTCGGTGTATTCCCTGCGGAATTTAGTCTCTTGCTCAGGTCGTTTATCCACGGGAATTACACCAGCAGCAAGCTGATCGGCTTCGGCCTTCTTGCGCTTGGCCTCCGCACCAGAGGCCGCAGCAGCAGCACGCGATGCGGCCTGCGCGGCTTGAGCTTGTTTGATCTGCTCTCGCGTCAGGTCCAGATTAGCCAGGAAACGATCAGGAGCAAGTCTGGCTTCAGCTTCCTTGATGGTTGCTTCGGCAGTTTCTTTGCGCAGCGTGAACGGGGCGAGCTGCTCTTCCCTTCGGACCTGCCGAGCTTTGGCAATGTTGTCGATCCAGTCCTTACCAAACTGCGCCCCGCCGGCAAGTTCAATGCCCTGCGCGGCAAGCTTTGGGTCTGTCTCGGCTAGCTTCAGCATACTTGCGTAGTGGCTTTTTTCCATTGGGTCTGCGGTCGCGTCAACACGCTGTTGCAGCATTGCTTTTGCAATCTCAGGGTTGGTTTCAAGAGCAACCAGCAATTGCCCAGCCGACCGCTGCTGAACTTGCTGTTGCTCTTTGCTCATGCCCTCGCCGACCGCCTTCAACGCTTCCAGTTGCTCTTTGCTTCCGGCCATCGCAAGCGCCGGCGCAAGGTCTTGAAAGGTGCGGTCTGGCTTTGCGAAGTAACTGGCAACAGCATCACCGAACGCTTGTTGCCGAGCCATCGCCTGCTGTGCCGCTTGCCGATCCAGCGCCTGCTTTGCTAGCGCCGAATCCATGTCGGCCAGCGTGGCCCCGAGCTTGATGCCAGCAAGTTGCCCCTCAAACGGGGACTGCACCTGCATTGCGTAGTTGATCGGCCCCATCAGAACACCCTCCCGCTGCCAGACCGCGAAGCCTCAAGCACCGCCTGCGTGGCCGCAAGCTGCGACGGCAGCGCCAGCAGGTTCGCAAACGGCGCACTCTGCCCGAGCACCCCACCGGCCTGCGCCGCCCCCTGCTGCTGCAACAAATTGCCGATGTTGGTCGCCACAGCCTGGCCGCCGCTGCCAACCCGCGCAGCTGCATTGCCACCAAGCGTGGCCAGTCCGCCAAACTGCCCGAGCCGGCTCTGAATCTCCTGCGCCAGCATCTGCGGCCGAAACTGCGCAAGCGCGGCCTGGATGTTGCCGCCACGCAGCCCGCCAGTTGCCGACGCTCGCTGAAGCAGCGCCTCCTCGCCGCGCCTGGTGGCCGATTGCAGTGTCGGGCTGGCCTCGATCTGCGCAATAGCCTCCTGCTCAGCCTGTGGGCCAAGAGCGCCGGAGAGCGCCTGCATCTGCCTGATCGCCGGGACGCCGGCCTGCGTGTAGGGCGCGAGAATTTGCTGGAGCGCATCGAACTGCCGGCGCTGCTCATCAATGCCAGCCTGCGCGGCACCGGCCTGCGCTCCGGCCGCACGGCCAGCAGCAGACGATTGCAGCAGCCCGCTCGCCAGTTGCAGACCAGCGGTGAGCCATGACTGACCGCCAAACAGCGACCCAGCAGAACCGAGGATTCCGGGTGCGGTTGACGCCGCAGCAGAGCCGACCACCGGGAGCGTTGCACCTTCCAGTGCCGCAGCGCCAGTCAAAGAAGGCAGGGAGCCGGTCACGCCGGCAGCTGGAATGGCCGCTCCTGCGGCAGACGGCGCAGCGGCCATGATCGAACCTCCCATCGGGGCAGCAGCAGTAGGGACAGCGGTCTCAAGGCCCGCCATGATCCCCGGTGAGATGCCGCCAGCAGAAGCCGCACCAGCACCAGCGCCAGCGCCGCCACCGAGAAACCCAAGACCCCCAGCAAGCGCAGCGCCACCAACGATCAGCGGCCCGAGCGTGTCGATGTTCTCCTCAAAGAAGCTGCCACTGCGCTCGCCCTTGATGAATCGAACATTGCCTTCGGCATCCACGCCGTATCGGCCATAGACGCCGCCGGCATAGGTCGGGTCGAAGTTTGGCGTCAGGTATGCGTAGGGGTCTGAGTATGCGTAGCCGCCACCTTCCCCGCCTGACTCGGAATAGACGCGAGGACGCAGCGTCGGGTCCACTCGCTGGCGCAGATAGTCGAGCGCCTGCTCCTGCGTCATGCCTGCGAGTTGAGTCATGTCAATGGCCATCAGCCTCTCCGATTCCCGGTAGCCGCTGGAGGCTCATGACTCAGCAGCGGCATTGTCTCACACGCAGCCGCGTCGTCAATCCTCGGCCTCGTACTCGCGCTCTTCCCATGCCTGACATGAGCGCAAGTCGTGGCAGCAGAACTCAAACTTGTGGCAGTAGCCTCGAAACCCCGCGCCGACATCCCACTCGTTCCACGGGATGCGCTCCATCTGCATCTGCATCTCAGGCGTGTTCTCGTAATACTCGCAGTTGCTGCACCGCTGCCGGCGAGCCTGAGCCTCATCGACCTGCCACGCCGCCGCGAGTTTGAGCCAGTACGGGCGATTCGCGCCGCGCTCATTGCTCGGTTTCTCCGGGCCGAGCATCCAATCGCGGATGACCATCTCGGTATTCTTGCGGTTCTCGGCCGCGCTCACGATGGGCTCTGGCCCTTCCGGCAGGCCCATCGAGAAGCTGAAGGCGTCATTGATGGACTTCATCAGGTGATCTCCCTGCCGCTCGCGCTGATGGTGAGTGATGTCGCCGCCCCGGCCAGCGTCGAGATGAACCCGCCAGACTCGAGCACCTGGCCGACGAGCTCGGGGCACAGGTAGGTTTCCGCCGGCACGATGGTGCGGGTTTGCAGCACGAGGTTTGACGATGCCGCAGAGCCAGCCGACGCGACGAGGTTGACCGAGAAGGTCACATTGGCCGCGCTGGTGTTGGTCACCGTGAACTTGTCGATGATGGTCTTGCAGTTGCTCGCGGTGTATTGCGTGGTCTGCGCATTCTCAGCCTGCTTGCGCGGGATGATGTTCTTGACGGTAACGGTCACTTGGAGACCTCCTGCACGGTAAGGATGATGCTCGGGATTGCCGGCACCGGGGCAGCAGCTGCCTGCGCCAGAATCTGCACCGAGGTATCGGTGGCGGAATACATCAACTGAAAGTAGTCGCCGGCCTTCAGGCTCGCGGCAAAGCTCCACGCCGCCACCAGTTCGCCGTCGGTGCCCTTCAGCCGCACTTGAGATGCGCTACTGGCAACATCCACACCATTCACTCGCAGCCAGATATAGATGAGGTGACTGCCGCCGCTGGTGTTGTCCAGCTGTGCGCTGAACTGGATGTTGTAGACCCCTGGCGAGGTGACGAAAATCTGCGAGGTGGTAGCCCCCCGATACACGCCGAACGCAACATCGGTCGTGTTGAAGGTGATGGCATATGCCGTGTTGATTGCTGCCGGCGTCTGCGTGGTCGTGTCGTAGAACGCACCGTAACGCGGAGGTGGGAACTCGGTCGGTGAAGGCTCGATGATGTCAGGAATCACCAACGGCTGCGGCTGCGGACCCTGCGCCAGAATCTCCAGCGCATCGACAATGCGGCCCAGCGCATCCAGAGCCTGCATGGCCTTGCGGTCAGCCTCGGATGAGTCAATCGCAGCACCCTGAGCCACTTGCAGCACCTGACCCAGCGCCTCGGTAGCCCGCGCCCCCGCGCTCTCCGCTGCGGTGCTGACCTCGTTCACAACATCCGGCGCGATGGCCTCGGCCACCGAGAACAGCCGCTCAAACCTGCGGATAGCCTCATGATCCGGCAAAAACTGCGCCAGCTGATCGCGGGTCAGCCGCAGCGGCTCATTGGCCATCAGTACGCCAGCGGCTCAAGCCGCGCCTCCAGCCGCGCAAAGCTCACATGAGCCTGCGTGTCACCCTGAAACCGCTGCATCCTCATATTGCGCAGGAACCCCTGCTGCAACCAGCAAAGCCGTTTCGTGCGATCACCGATACCGCCGACAGTGATCCACTTGTCCTGACTCCATGTCACCCCGTCCAGCGAGTAGCTGGTGCTGATCTGCGGGTTCACCCCAAGCGCCACGCGGCCGGTAAGCGCCACAAGCTCAAGCTCATGGAAGATCACGCCCTTGGACTCGTTGTAGACCACCAGCGTGCCAAACTCCCAGCGCACGGTCGCCCCGTACTGCGAGGAGACGGTCGAGTCCAGCGTGCCAAGCGCGGCCGACGCTGGGTGGCCGACGATCCACTTGTCGTAGGCCCAGACGAGATTGCGGGCAACATACTGCGCGAACCCGTCAAGCGTTGATGTCAGCGTGTACCAGACCGGCTGTTGCAGCTGCTTGCTGGTGCTGGCGTCATAGACGATGGTGCGGTCTGGCAGATGAATCCAGAGTTGCTCCTGGCCCTTCTCAACCCGTGCCTCCATCAGCGCAGCCGCCAGTTCGTCCTCGCTGTAGGTGGCGAGCAACTGGTCGATCTCTCGCGTGGCGATCTTTACCGGCGTGGCATTCGCGCCGACATACACGCTCGGCGCTTCGTTGCGGCCGCCGCCAAGGAAAGCCACGGCATTCACAAAGACGCAGCAGGCATGAGTGCCGACCGCGCCTTTTGGGATCTGCGCACCGTCAATGCGAGCGAACGGAAAGAAGTCTCCGCCGATGTTGTCGAACACCTCGATGGTGTGCCGGCCCACTGCATACGCCTCGTTGCGCAGTTTGAGCACCGCCACCACAGGGTCGGGGTCCACCTCGGCCGAGCCGTACTTCAGCGGGTTGACCTGCGTCGGGTCTGATAGTTCCGTGACCACCAGATTCTCGCCATCGGTGGTCATGAAGTAGCCATCAATCCAGATGACATCAAGCACGACACCAAGGTCCGGGTCGGTCACTTGCGTCAGCGTCGTGCCGTTCCAGTAGTACAGCCCACCATTGGCCGCGACGGCCAAACGGTCGAAGCTGTAATCCATGCTCACCGTGTCAGCGCCAGGGATTGTGCCAAGCGTGGTCACCGCGCCGGCAGCATCCACGCTCACCAGACTGGTGCCCATGACGCGGTAGCAGACGCCATTCCACTCAATGGCGCCGCGATCAATCCCCGGCCCCGTCCCGAACGCGACGATGCCATCGGCCGGGCGCAGATAGCCGCCAGACACGCCGCTGGTCTGCGCCACCGGAACCATGTTCACCGGATACGAGACGCGGATATCCGGCCCGCTGTCGGTGTAGATGCCGTTCAGGATCGGGATTTGCGCCATGTCACCATTTCACGCGGTCAGCCCACCATGCCGCAGACAGCCGGCCCTTGGCGATGTTCGACGCGTGGCGAGCCTTGAATGACTCACGCCGCGCCCTGTCTGCCTTGCTCTCGCCCTCGCGCCTTGGCGACCCGCTCACGCCCTGCTGGCCAAAGCGGATCGTCTTGATCTCGTCGCCAGACTTGGCCACAACCACATGGCTCTTCGTCGGGTGATTGGGCGTGCGCTTGGGCTTGTTGTAGCCCTCCACGCCAGCCCTTTCGAGCCTCGGATCGCGCTTGGCTGGCATCGTCAGGCCAGCGTGCGCAGCTGGTCGAGCGTGGCCTGCGTGCTGGCGATGTCGGCGTCGAGTTGCTGCACCAGCGCAACATCTCCGCGCTGACTGGCCGCATTGCGCTGCGCCTGGTTGAAGGTGATTCGGTTCTCGAGAAGCGCGATCAGGTCTTGGATGCTCATGATGTTCCTTACGGTGCGGCGAAGCCTTGGAGGCTGGCATACACAGATCCAGCGCCAGAGGCGGTAGCGGTTTGCAGTTGCAGTGCGGTGTTCAAAGATCCGCGCAGCGGGGTCGGGAATACGATCTGACCAGCAGGCCTGCCGGTTGTCGGGATACGGGTTTGCCAAAGCACCCTGTGGAAGGTCGCGGTGACGCCGGTCCCGCTGATTGCCAACGTCGAGCCACCTCGGGTAGCCGATAGCGTGATCGTGGTGGCCGCAGGCACCGTCAGGACATAGTAGGTCACACCCGTCGAGATGC